CTATTGTTGAATATAAAACAGAAACATTACCTTACATACCATTAAGATGGACTAATATTCATAATGAAGATTATGGTAGAGGATTGGTAGAACAATACATAGGTGATCTAAGGAGTCTTGAAGGGCTTACCCAAATGATTGTTGAAGGTGGTAGTATACTTGCTAAGACTATCTTTGGACTTAGACCAGCTAGTAGTACACAACTACAAGATTTGAACAATGCATACAATGGAGACTTTATTGTAGGTGATCTTGAAAAAGATGTAACTGTACTTAGAGTAGACAAAGGTGCAGACTTTAATATTCCATTCCAACTTATCCAGAATATTGAACAAAGGTTAGGTAAAGCTTTCCTTATGTTTACTAGTGCTATTAGAGATAGTGAGAGAACTACAAGTGCAGAAGTAAGAGCTACATCTGCTGAACTTGAAGCTACACTTGGTGGTACATATTCAGTACTTGCACAAGACTTACAACTACCTCTACTAAGAATACTATTAAATGAGGTAGAACCTAGAGCACTTAAAATTACTATGCCTAGTATTGTAACAGGTGCATCAGCTATCTCAAGGGAAAGAGATCTACAGAACTTAAACTATATGCTACAATCATTAGCACAGTTTGGACCTGAGTTAATTTCACAGTATCTAAACATTGATAGTTATATTACTGAGATGAGTACTTCATTAGGACTAGACCCTAATAAGTTAGTTAAGTCAACTGAACAAAGACAGGCTGAACAACAACAAGCTATGCAACAGCAACAAGCTATGATGCAACAAGAAGCTGCCCTTAAACAACAACCACAACAAGGAGGAATGTAATGAGTAGTGTAGTTATGACATACCCAGAGTATGAAGCTAGTCAAAAGAAAAAAGAAACTAAACCAGTAGAAGTAAAAGAGGAAGCAACTAATGGAACAACAAGTAAACGAACAGTCAATAATTCTAAGTGAAGAAGAAATTAATACTACTCTAGCTAATGAAGCAGAAGTAGTAGATGAGGTACAGCTACCATCTGAACAAACTGAAGATGAGTATGCTGGGCTATCAAAAGAAGAACTAATTGCTAAACTAAAAGAGAAGCAAGAAGCTCCTAAAGAAGAGACTACTGAAGAAGTACCTACTGCTATTGTAGAAGAATTCTCTAAGAGATTTTCAGAAAATAGTGGTAGTTTTACTGAAAAGGATTATGCTGACTTAGAAGCTAAAGGATACTCTAAAGAGTTTGTAGATACCTACATTGAAGGTGCAAAAGCTAAAGAGAAAGCATACTATGAAGATCTCCTAAAACCTTATGGTACTATGGAAGAGTATGCTGAAGCTATTGTCTATGCTCAAACAGCATGGGATGCTACACAAATCAAAGCATTTAATGATGCATTACGTAAAGCAGATGCTAGTACTACTAGTGTACTTGTATCATCTCTTATGAAGGAGTTCAAATCAAGTAAAGTTAAACCAACTGAAAATGGACCTATCACTAATACTAGACAACCTTCCTCACAAGGAACTAGAGGTTATGAAACTAAAAGTGATATGACTAAAGATATGAATGATTCTAGGTATGGTAAAGATCCTAGTTATACTGCTAAAGTAGAAGAGAAGTTATTAGCTACTGATATGAATGCATGGTATGCAGGGGTAAGTAAGGGGTATTAGTACTAGTACTATTCCTCTAAGGTTCATTGGTGCATAGTAGCCTCCTCTCTGCTATGTACTACTGAGCCTTAGAGAATATACTACTAAGACTTGAGTACTTAAGTTATATGGTGATTACTGGATAATCTAACAACTATTATAAAATAATAATATAAGGAAACAAACAATATGGCATTCACTCCAATTTATCAAGGGCAAAACGCAGGTACAGGTGATACCCGTGCTAAGTTCTTAAAACTATTTACTGGTGAAGTTCTTGCAGCTTTCGCTAAGAAAAACATTGCATTAGGTCTTGTCAAGACTCGTACTATCTCAGGAGGTAAATCAGCTCAGTTTATCACAACAGGAAGAGCAGACCCTGCTGGTGTTCTTGCACACACTGCTGGTACAGATGTTACTACTTCTGTATTGAAAACTAATGAGCGTGTTATTACTATTGACTCACGTTACTACTACTCTTCTTTCTTGGATGATCTTGAAAGTAAACTATCTCAATTTGAGATCCGTGGGGAGTTGGCTAAACAACATGCTGAAGTTCTTGCAACTAAGATTGATAAAGCAATCTTCCAAGGTGTATATGACACTGCTGCTGTAGCTCCACAAGATGGACAATCTGCTGCTATCACTGTTACTAATGCTTCTATCCTTACTGGGTTGACTGCTGAAGCTAAAGGTGATGCTGTTATTGATGCACTCTTCTCTGCACAAGCTAGTCTTGATGCAAATGATGTACCTATGGAAGGACGTGTATTTGTTACTAAACCAGTACACTACTACAATGTTGTACAATCACACAAAGCAGTAAACCGTGACTTCAATGGTATGGATAATGGTTCTATTGCTGGTGGGCGTGTTATGGAGATTGCTGGTCTTAGCATCATCCAAACAAACCACTTGCCTGTTATTGCAGGTACTGTAGCAACAGATAAACTTGTTGGTATGATCTTTACTCCTGATGTATATGGTGTAGTTAAAGCAATGGAGATCACTTCTGAGGAAAACTATATTCCTGAGAAACTTGGTTCATTGTTGACTTCATACTATGCAATGGGTATGGGTTCATTGAATCCTTCTTCTTTGGCTATTGTCTACGGAGAATGATTTTTAGGTCTCTCTTAGGAGGGACCATTAAAGTTATTAAATAAAATTAAAGGAATTAATATGGCTGATATTTATGAAGATACATCTCTGTATGCTGCTAATAAGTTGGGGATGGTAAACCAGTGTCTAATAGGTATTGGTCAAAGACCTTTACCAGAAGGAACAATTCTAGAAGATCTAACACTAGGTTCTGATGGACAGATTGCTAAAGACATTGTAGCATACACTATGAAGGAAGTACTAACTAGAGGATGGTACTTTAACACTGATAAGAATTTTAAGTTAATTCCAGACAGTTTTAACTTTATTGCAGTACCACCTAATCTACTTAGATTTGATGTAGGTAGTACTAGTAATAGAGGTAAGCTTATTCTTAAAGGTAATAAACTCTACAATAGAGAAACACAAGACTTTCAATTCACAGAACCTGTATATGGTGATACTGTATGGTTAGTAGATTATGAAAACTTACCTATTACTGCTTATCAATATATTTCATTAAGAGCTTCTAGAGTATTTCAACAAAGGGTTATAGGTAGTAAAGAGTTATACACTTATACTGCACAGGATGAAGTTGATGCTTTAGCTAACCTACAAAGAGAAGAGCTTCAGTATGAGGATTATAATATGATTGATAGTAGAGTAACATATAGATTAGTTAATCCTAAATGGGGGATGTAGAACATGGGGACTTTAGTCAATCACACCTTACAAAACTTAACAGGTGGTGTATCTCAACAGTTTGATGAAGGAATATTTGAAGTACAAGTAAGAGAACTTATAAACTGTGTTCCTAGTATCAGTAGAGGTATCCTTAGAAGAAATCCTATTACAGATGGTACATTACTTAGTACTTACTTAACATCTAATGACTACTACATCTATGCTTATGATAGAGGTACAGCTAATGAACAATACACTATATTTCTAGGTAATGGAAGTTGGTATGTATTTAATATTAATACTAAAACACTGATATCTAGTGGTACTAATAGTTATCTTAATCTACCTACTGGTATCTCTCCTAAAGAAGCATTTAGTTTAGTAACTATAGGTGACTTTACTTTTATAGCTAACAAATATGTACAAGTACAGATGAGTAGTGCAACAGATGGTACTACTAATAGTCATCTAACAACAGGTGTATATTGGATTAAACGCCCATCACAAGTACAAACTGCTACTAATACAGTAGGTGCTACTACAGATACTCAAACATCTGGTGTACTTCTAGAAGGATATAAATATGGTCTTATGGGTCAAGAAGTGTTTGCTACTAGAGATACTAGATCAGGTGGATCAGGTGCAGATTTACTAAGAGGTGAACAACTTGCAGCTTCTTTAGCAGCTAAACTAGGCTACAGTACTTATGGCACATTTGTATATAAGGCAGGTCTAAGTAGTGCAACATCTTGGGATTGGTTTGATTCAGCAGGTAATGAAGCTTCATATGGATTTAAAGGTATAGTAGAAAGAAGTGATAAACTTCCAGATGAGATGCCTTCTGCTCTTATCAATACTATAGTGAATGTATCTCAAGGTACTGGTGATGGACTAGATGACTACTGGTTAAAGTACACAGGAGACACTTGGGTAGAAACAAGAAAAGATGGTATGCAGAATACAATAGCAGCTAATACTATGCCACATGTTATTATTAGAGGTAGTGATAATCTATTCTACTTTAAACAATATACTTCTACAGATATAGTAACAGTCTCTGGAGCTTCTGCAAATGGATGGTTAAGTAGACAAGTAGGAGATGAAGCTTCTGCCCCTATCCCATCTTTTATTGGTAGTTATATTAATCAAGTATTCTTCCATAAGAATAGATTAGGTGTTATATCTAAGGATAGTATTACCTTATCTGAGAATGGGGAGTATGGAAATTTCTTTAATACTACAGTCCGCACACTACTAGATACTGATCCTATTGATTTGACTATTGCATCAACTGACATCTCATTGATTCATTCTGTAGTATCCACTAACTCAGCTCTAATACTTTTCTCAGATGATACACAGTTTGTATTATCATCTGGACAACAACCTTTAACTCCTACATCTGCTAATATTGAAGTTGTATCAAGATATAACTGTAGTAATAAATGTCAGCCTAGAGCTATTGGTAATAAGATTTATTTTGTATCAGAGTCTGGTGGTTATAGCCAACTGTTTATGTATAACATTTCAGAAGGTTACAGTATTACAGAAGCTAATCAAGTAACACAGCACATTCCTTCATACCTACCAAAGAGTATTAGGTATATAACAGGACATAGTGTATTAGGTTATACCTTTATGTGGTCTGAAGAAACTCCTAATACAATATATGTATATAACTTAAGTATTGTAGGTAATCAGATTGCACAATCAGCTTTCCATAAATGGGAGTTTGAGTATGATGTTGTAGGTATTAATATTATTAATAATAACCTTAATGTAGTACTAAGAGACTCTATAAACAATAAATACTACTTAGGTAATATTACTTTAGAGATTTCAGGTACTCCTCAATTAGTAACATACACAGATACTATTGGTACTACTACATTTAATTATGAATCCTCTTTAGAATTTTCTAAGTGGTATATTAAAGATGGTAACAATAATGGTACTAAAGCAGGTAGATTACAAATCCGCACACTACAGTATACTTTATCAAAAGAGAGTCAATATAGTACTTATATTGTATCTGATGATGGTTATATTAGTACTGATATAGGTACTTGGGTAGATGATGGTGTATGGGATGATACAGAAGTATGGACTGATAGTGTACAATATTATACTGTAGTAATAGATAATAACCCTAAAGTACAAGTATTAGGTAATAGTGATAATACTATTATTACATTTAAACAAGATAGAAACAATCCTACTAAAGGATTTGAATTATCAACAGCTAATTTCGAAGGATTTTTCCATCAAAGAAGTCAAAGATATTAATAAATAAAGGATAGATATGGTTTCCTCAAAGACCTTTTTAAACACAGATGGACTCACTAAAAGATTTTTGAGTGATTTCATCATCAAGTCTGAACAGCATTGTAGAGTATATGTTTACACAACAGACATACCTACATCAGCTGATTTAGTAACACTAGACTATTGGGACTTAGTAGATAATAGTATTATTTTTTATACAGCTCCAACAGTAGGTAGTAATGTTGCTATTGAAGTAGCTACTACACCAGAAGAGTTTGGTGAGATTATGGTATTACCTTTAGTAGAGTTAGCTAAACAATATACTACTGATGCTCAAGCTTCTGCTACATCTTCTGCGACTAGTGCTGCTAATAGTTTAAATAGTGCTATAGCTTCTGCTAATAGTGCTACAGCTTCTACTAATAGTGCTACAGCTTCTGCTAATAGTGCTATAGCTTCTGCTAATAGTGCAAATAATAGTGCTACTAGTGCTACTAGTGCAGATGCTTCTGAAGCAGCAGCATTAGCAAGTGAGATATCTGCTACTACTTCTGCTACTACAGCTACAACACAGGCAGGTATAGCTACAACACAAGCAGGTATAGCTACTACTAAAGCAACTGAAGCATCTAATAGTGCTTCTTCAGCTAATACTTCTGCTACAACTGCTACTACACAGGCTGGAATAGCAGCTACTAAAGCTAGTGAAGCTAGTGAGAGTGCAGATGAAGCAGCTGCTAGTGTAGCAAGTATTAATCCTCTAACACTTGTACGTAAAGATTCTGATACTGGTGTAGTATACCTGATAGCAGGTACAACAGCACAAAGACCAGTACTAGCTAATGGTGTGGTAGGAATACGATACAATACTGAAACAGCTTCAAGTGAAGTAGGGGTAGGTACTGCAGGAGCAACTACATGGAGTCCTGTAGGTGGTGGAGCTACTGGAGCAGGTGGTGATATAGTATTCATGTAGAA